TGTCGCTACCAGTTGTGGTAGGAACTTTTCTCTATATAGCTTCTCAGACCCCGGTCTACCGAATCTTACAATTTTCAGATCCTGTGTACGGAAGTTGCCTTGAGAGCTAATTAGCTGATCCAGTAATACTGGGTCAACCATTTGGTGATTGAGTAGTTTTTGTATGTGTTTTTGAAAGTAGGTGAAGGTAGGAGGTGTGGGGGAATTAATGATTTGAATAAGTCGTTTAATCTGGGCTGGGTTCAAGAATTTTAAAGGAGAGGCGTCTGGGATTGTACTACTGTCTTGTCGGTGCTCATTAAGAGTGCTGATGAGTTGGTGTTTAATCTTTAAGTCTTTCTTCCCTGTTATTCTTGCGCTCATCTCTTGCATTTGTGTAGCAGATTTCTTAATCGAGTTAGTAACCATCTTCTGATACTGGGAGGCTTTTGCAAGCTCCTGAATTTTCAGACGATAGCGGCCAGTGGCCCGATCCTGGTTTTCTACAGCTCTTCGCAATAAAACCAAGGCTTCAGTTAGAGGTACACCAATTACTCCTCCCTGACTATTAAGTTGTCTTTCAACCCTCTTGTCATCTAGACGGAGTAGGTTGAAGTCAGCATAGTAGGCAGAGTTGAGTAGCTGGCCCTGAAGCTCTTCCCATGATTTCGTAGGGGGCGTAATGTCTCTTGTGATTGGGTTTGTGAGGTAGTTGTATAGAAGGATGAGGTCATTGGAGGATCTAACTTGTTTATTGAAACCGTTACCGCCAAATGTGAGAGGGGCTCTAGTTGATCGAAAGATTTTACGAATTTTTGAATATGAATTTCTCCATAATTTGATCATTGGGCCTGTCGTTATCCTGGGTCTTATTGATTGAAGATGTTCCAGCATTGTTCTTTCATCGTTGTTACCGTGGAAATGTAGCTTCGCTCCTGATGCTTCACTAATTCTTGCATAAGATTTCAACATTATTTTCGGTTTGTCTGTGATGACACCAAACTTTTCGCAAAACACTCCACCGGTCCCGAGATAGCATTTACTTTTATTAAGTACCAAGCCTACCATTCTTACGTAGTCTTCGTATTTTGCTATTTCCTCACTGGTCCAGTGTGCGATAAGGTCATCCCCACAAACTGCGAATGTGTCGCTTCTTTTGGAAGATTTATGTGCGGCGAAGAGATGAAGTAGTGACAGAATAGGCCAGGTTGTACCTAGTCCCATGTGGATACCTCGCTTTGTCCATTTCCCATCTAAATACATCGGTGATACCGTCAACATTGCGCATTGGAGGAACTCTTTATCCCACTCCCCTACTTCTGCTATTGCCTCTAAGACTGCACGTGCAACCTCGTGTGGTATATAGTCAGACGCTTTAGAGAAGTCAGCCGAGAACAATTTCGCATCATCATCCTTTTGTTTTCGGATGAACACATCTTTTCCTTTCAGAGCTTGTCGCGACCCTCCTATCTGTTTCATTAAGGGTAGGAGCCTCTTGTTTATTAGTAGGCCCATATAGTTCATTACCGCGGTGTGTATCGATGCAATTCGTACTTTCCCCCCTATTTCCTTAATTGGAAGTGGTCGGAGGGTGCGTTCTGCGTGGTTTCTCACTTTCT